GCGCGTTCAAGAACCTGCATCAGCTGTATCAAGGCAAGCACGAGAACTGGACTGTTGAGAAAACTTGTGGCGAGGTCAACGTTGAGTACCGCACCGGACTCCGTTGGATGTCTATCGCCAATGAACTGGAAGCGGGCAACAAGGCTGTGATCGAGGCGCCGAAAGCTTCCGTGGCCCTGTCCATCATCGACCGCAAGGCCAACCGTGAAAAGGGCGACGAACAGATCAAGGCCAACCGAATGCTCGCGGATATCCTCGGCGAAGAAAAGCCAAAGGTTATGACCGCGACTGAGGTGCGAGAACTGCAAGCCAAGAAAGATAAGGTCCTGACTGATGCGCCATCCGCCCCCATCCTCAACACCGATTTCCAGTCATGGCTTAACGGTGATTACAACGACGAGCCGTTCAACCTCCTCCATTGTGATTTTCCCTACGGGATCAACTTCCAATCCGCTGACCAGTCTGCTCGCTTTGAGCATGGCGAATACGAAGACAGTCCAGAAGTATACTGGAACCTCCTCGACACGCTAGACCAGTCAATGAACAAGGTCATCGCGCCAAACGCTCACATGATCTTCTGGTTCAGCATGGACTACTACACCGAGACTAAGCGCGCACTCACGGTGATGGGCTGGAAAGTCTCACCCTTCCCTCTAGTGTGGTGGAAGTCCGATAACAAGGGGATCGCGCCCGATGCCAAACGTCAGCCGCGCCGCGTATATGAAACCGCATTCCACTGCGTCCGAGGCGATCGCTTCATCTCCAAGATGAAATCAAACCTTGTCGCAGCCCAGAACATTAAGACCGTGCACACCAGCGAGAAACCCGTGGACATGCTATCCCACTTCCTCGAGATGTATGTGGACGAGACGACAGTCATGCTCGATCCGACTGCGGGAAGTTGCAACGCCCTCCGTGCTGCACTTGACAAAGGGGCCAAGTCCGTGTTAGGATTAGAAAAGGATGCGGCGTTCTATAAGGCAGCTGTTGAGAAATGGCATAAGCACGCAGGGTGATACGTATCCCGACAAATTGTCAACAACCATATGAGGCAGAACAATGGTAAAGAAATCTGAAAACCTGGAAATAACTAACAAGATTAAGGCGCTCTTGTGGAGTGAGGAGAACTGGACTCAAGGCGAGATGGCCTGTGACGAGTCCGGCTTTAATACCTCGCCTAACTCTGAACGCGCCTGTAGATGGTGTTGGACTGGCGCCCTTATCCGCGCAACAAACTCCACCGACATTTACGACATAAAGATTTATATGTATGCAGTAGCGGTATGTCAGGCCCTTGGATGGGAGTACACACTTCCAGAATTTGCGGTGAAAAAACTCATCTTGTTTAACGATACAATAACTGAACACGCTGAGTTAGTGCATACCCTCGACACACTATTGGAGCGCTTCGATGACTAAACTCGTTATCCTAACTGAGCACATCACAAACGGCGACGATGCCGAGGGAGAAATTCTCTCCGATGGTAACGGACGCATGATCAAAGGCATTTGCGAAAGACAGGGAATTGACATTGCTGATTCAGTCGTACTCCCCGTCATTCGCGAGGCTGGCAGCTCTATCTTTAAGTTCGTCGGCCCGCAGTCACAAGGTATACCTCAATCTAAACCAGTCATGAATGGCAAGTACTTGCTGTCCGAGTATGGATCGGACTTGGAATGGCTTCAAGAAGAACTCCTCCGCTTGAAGCCAAACCTTATTCTAGGCTTGGGGCAGATCACCTTGTGGCTGCTAACTCATGAGCGATCACTCCGCAAGTATCGCGGCAGTCCGATCAATACTAAGTATGGTAAGTTCATCGCCACCTACTCCCCTCGTTCCGTGATGGGAGACTTCCGACTCCGCCCTGTAATTGAGGCTGATTTCCACAAGGCCAAGAAGGAGATGGAGTTTGCTGGAGTCCAACGCCCTGCACGCGAACTTTGGATTGACCCAACTCTTGAAGACCTTGAAGCAGTGGACGAGCGCATCATGTCATGCGATATGCTGTCCATCGATATCGAAACCAAGACTCCGCAAATCACTCATGTCGGTTTCGCGACCTCGCCCGAGTGGGCTATCGTAGTCCCATTCTTCACACGCGCCAAGCCCAGCCGTAACTATTGGCCTACCCTTCGCGACGAGGTTAAGGCATGGGAATACGTTCGCCGCTGGTGTAAGAACGGTAAGAAGATTGTAGGCCAGAACTTCAACTACGACATGGCCTATCTTTGGAAAGAGTACGGCATCGAACTCCCCAACGCAACCGAAGACACGATGCTACTCCAGCACGCATTGCAGCCCGAGATGGAGAAAGGCCTAGGCTTTTTAGGTTCTCTCTACTCCAGCGAGCCTCAGTGGAAATTCATGCGCGCAAATAAAGACACAACTAAGAAGGAAGACTAGCATGACCGTATTGAACATTGACGTAAAGGGCCTCGACATTGAGGTCTTATCGGACGGAGTTATTTTCAACAGCAAGCTAAAGCTGCTACGTCCGAAAGCTTGCCCGCCTTCCGAGTGGGAAGAATTTTGGGCGCGTTGTGAAACTCATTACGGCCAAGTCAGCACCGTAGTTCATGACGGGCTACACCTAGTTGACTTAGATGATTTAGATTAAGGGAGATAAATAATGTTATACATCGCAGGACCATACTCAAACCCCGACCCAAAACGGGTAGCCATTAATGCCATCACGCACAAGGCCGCAGCCTCCATGCTAATGCTTTCCAATTACGTCTGCTTTTCGCCGATCGTTTACGGCGAGCAGTTTCTTAATATCCAAGGCGGCTCAGCTATGGACTGGAAGAACTTCAACTATCGCATGGTTGAGTCTTGTTCAGGCCTAGTCCTTCTTGAGGAAATGGAAGGGTGGAAAGAGTCCAAGGGCGTACAGATGGAATTGAGTTGGGCACTCGGTATGCAGAAACGTATCGTCACCATCAAGCCTGATGGAGCGATGGTTAAGATCAAGGACGTGTCCGGCCCATTCCTCGATGAAATCAAACGCGTAGCAGCACAGGCGGAGGGTTAGGCCGATGGCAACAATTATCCAAAACGCGGACTTAGATGAGTACGCACTCGCAAAGCAAGACCAAGACACAAAGGACCAAATCTATAACGCACTTGATTGTTGCCTCACCCACGAAATCCACACCGCACTCCACTCTCAGCTGGATGACACAACGCGCAAGACCTACGACCTATCTCTAGGCTTGCGCGGTCCAGTTATGGAAATGAATTTGCGCGGTATCCTTGTGGACCTGCAAGTGCGCGACGAGTCCTTAGTATCAATCAAGGAGAAGATCGATGGAATTGAGGCAAACCTCAAGAAGATATGCGCCGCATTCGGAATGTTTAATTTCAACTTTCGCAGCCCCGCCCAATGCAAGCGGTTGTTTTACGGTGACGATTTTCTGGGACTCAAGCCAGTACGAAAGCGCAACAATCACGGTGTCATGGCCCCGACTACAAATCGCGACGCGCTTGAGAAACTCCAGAATTACTACTATGCCGAACCCTTCTGTTCGCATATCCTCATGCTGCGCGACCTAGATAAGAAACGTCAGTTCTTCGAAACTCAAATCGACGAGGACAATAAGTTCCGCTGCTCATACAATATCGCGGGAACAAACACTGGCCGCATGTCCAGTTCGTTCTCCGACTTCGGCACAGGCAAGAACATGCAGAACATCGATCGCGAACTGCGCAATTGTTTCGTGGCAGAACCAGGCATGAAGTTCTGCAACATCGATCTTGAGCAGGGCGATAGCCGTAACGTGGGCGCGATCTGCTGGCAGCTATTCCATGAGTCGCACGGACCGGAATTTGCGGGGGCTTACCTCGACGCTTGTGAGTCCGGCGACCTACACACTACCGTTGCGAAGATGACATGGCAGGATTTGGATTGGCCCGAGGACATTACGGACATTGCCGCCGCCCGTCTAGTAGCTGAACAGATTTTCTACCGTCAAGACAGCTATCGCCAGATGTCCAAGAAACTAGGCCACGGCACGAACTACATGGGCATGGCACAGACAATGGCAAAGCATACTAAGGTTCCCGTCTCAATCATCTCAGAGTTTCAGGAACGTTACTTCGGTGCGTTCCCCTGCCTACCTGAATGGCACAAGGTACGGAAGGAACAGCTTGAGACGGAGTTCCAAATCACTACACTACTCGGGCGACGTAGAAACTTTTGGGGGCGAGCGACTGATCCGAATGTTCTCCGCGCGGCCATCGCATTCGAACCACAGTCCCTTACTTCGGACGAGATCAACAACGGCATGTTGCAGTTATGGAAGGGAGGGAAGGAGATTCAAATCCTTTGCCAAGTTCATGACTCCCTTCTCTTCCAGTACCCTGAAGAACTTGAGGACGAAATAGTTCCGTGGGCTCTTGATAACCTTCCAGTCAAGATACCACTAGTCGGCGGGAGGATGTTCAGTGTTCCCGCCGACGCGAAAGTAGGATGGAATTGGGGCGAGGTTGAATACAACCTAGACGGATCGCCCAAAGGAAATCCAGACGGCCTCATAAAGTGGAAGGGCAAGGACACAAGAAACCGAATGAAATTGCCGAACCTCAAAAAGAAGAAACTGAAATTGAAGGACTTTCTTTAATGCCACGTAAATGTAAATCATGGGTTAACAGTTTCATAAGCTATACCAGCAGTGGCACCTCACCTGAACTATTTTGTAAGTGGGGTGCTATTGCTACTATAGCGGGGGCACTTGAAAGACGGGTCGGGGTATTCACTCGCCAGTCCATGTTATACCCAAACCTATACACGATCTTAATCTCCCCTCCAGGTGTGGGCAAGACCGCGCTTACCAAACTCATTCACGAGTTCTGGACCGAGTTACCCGAACATTACGTAGCATCCAGTTCCGTATCTTCCGCTTCCCTCGTCGACGAACTGCGAGGCGCACAACGTAGCATCATTGCTCCAGGCGAGAAACCGCTTGAGTTCAATTCCCTCAAAGTGTGCGCCAACGAACTTCAGGTGCTACTCCCCGCATACGATGCAGCCATGATGGGCAAGCTTACAGATATCTATGATGGCCATCCGTACTCAGAGTCTCGTCGGGGCGGCGAAGGCAAGAACACGTTCTCCCTTAAATCCCCTCAACTGAATATCATCGCGGGTACAACGCCAGCCCAACTCCAGTCAGGTATGCCCGAGGGTATCTGGTCCCACGGTTTCATGTCCCGCGTCATCTTAGTTTTCTCAAGCGAGCAGCGCAAGAAAAGCCTGTTCGCAAAACAAGAAATGGATGAAGATTTGTTGCGCGATCTTAAAGAGGATTTGCGAGCAATCGCGTCATTGTCGGGCCGTATGAAATTCACCGAAGAGGCCGCGCAAGCGATTGACGCGTGGCAAATGGCCGATTGTGTGCCCCAACCAACGCACCCCAAATTGTTCAATTACAATACACGGCGCACCGCCCACATGCTTAAACTCATGATGGTTGCATGCGCCAACCGTACCGACGATTTGATAATTGACACGGAAGACTTCGACACGGCGCTTGAGTGGATCATCGAAGCGGAAGAATACATGCCTGAGATATTCCGTAGTATGTCCGTCGAAACCTCAGACAACAAAGTCATTGAGGACGTGTGGCATCTGGTCCATACATGGGGAGTTAAGAAGAAAGGCGCTGGCTTACCCAAGGCGGGCGTTGTGCGGTTCTTGCAAAACCGAGTCCCTTCCTATCAGATCGAAAGCATACTCAAGACAATGGAAGAGTCCAAGATGCTACGTCAGATACACGAGAAGGGAGTCGGCACGGTGTTTAAGATCGGCGAAGCTTCGTTCAACGAATACTAAAGTCGTTACTCTTTTTACGTACGGTCTTGCCTGAGCCGATATCGAGGTCCCACCGCGTCACCAGCCTGTACCTTCCCTGAGGTATAACACAGTTATCCGAGTTCATCCACCAACTAAGGTTAAGCGGCACTGGTAATGTCGCATCAGTACTATAATCATTAGAGCCGCGACGAGTACAAATAGGCGTATAACGATCGCCTCTCTTTGCTTCAATCTCAACCAACCAGTCGGCAGCGAAATGCCGATGAATGGTTCTGTCTACATGTAGAAAAATTAAATCGGGATCACGCGGCCCATCATGCACAGTGATTTCATCTACCGTCAACCAATAACTAGCTGGCACTAAGTCCAATACTTTATCAGGGTTAAACACTAAGTAACCTAGCATGAGGATAATAATCCACCATGTCCGTACCGAGAGCGTCACATTTTCTTTAATGGTTGTTGCTGCCGCTCTCATGGTTTTAGCCTCTTCAATATATTATCCATAATCTTCTCCGGAGTTATTGTTTGGATAGCGCGAATGAAGTTCTCTCCCGCGATTGTAAGAAATGACCCAGTTGCCATAATGTATGCAGAATTGTCAGCCGTGAAATCCGCGTAGTCAATCACTAGAGGGGTGAAGATTATGGCTGTCAACACTCCAGTAAGTGCGCTAACTACCGCGCGAAAAATACCCTCGAATTTAGTTGTGGCGATTTTCAGTGTCGCTGATATAGCGAGGACTATTATAAATTCCCACGTTAGGTAGCCAAAGTATTCCATCCGTTAGCCTTTCTGAGCCAAGAACTTTTTAATAGTATGACCGCCCATATACAGGGTAAGGAATGCGCCTGTTACCGCGAAAAGCATTTGCGTATCGATAGGAGGAATAGCCTCTTCAAGGAACGCGTTCACAATGCCCTGCAAGCAGAGCGCCCAGAACCAGAGGAAGCCGAGAAGGATCATCCAGCCAGGACGCCAAGCCCAAGTCCACAACGGGCCTTTCTCCATTTCCGCGAGCATCAGGCGATTGGCTTCTTGCTGAGATTTCAACTCTAGCTCAACGATATCCACCGCCTCGTTATCTTCCACGTACCGAATAGCCTCGTCCACAAACTCAGTTGGCACATCTTTTTCTGGGTCAATCGGCCCGTGCTGAGCCACGATACGGTCTTCAACCGCGCCAGTCAGTCGTTCCGCGATCTTCTCCCCAATATCACCTGCAGTCTTACCGAAGCGGTTAGTGAGGAATTTCTTAAGCAGAGGCGCGCCAACTCTTTTGACGCCCTCCATGATTACAGCTGTTGCAATAGCACTCATTTACTTTCTCCCAAACAATGCGGCGATGAACTGGACTAGGAGGGAGCCGAGGCTTTCCTTCTCCTTATGTACGGGTACATGATCTTTCGGAGCTGTTTCCACTTTAGGTTCCTCCACAGGTTTGACTACAGGGGGCGCGGCTTTCGGCATTACTAAACCGATCCTACCATTCATAGTTGATTCTTCGAGCGCGGCGAGGAATGACTGATAATACTCCGCGATCAGGTCCCACTTGTCCGTGATGTTCACAGTCCGTCTCGCGTTCTTCAGGTCAGTCTTTTCCTCATTGATGTAGTACGCCAGTCCCTTGCCTTTACCATTCCACTTACCTGACATCATACCATATACGAGGACGCGAGCAGAGATAACGGGATCGAGCATCTTGTCCGGATCGCGGAACAGATCAACTCCAGCTACCGCGCTCATAGCCTTATAGTTCTCGGCCCATGTAAGTTGCGGATGACCCCGGCCATAGTACACATGCCCGTAAGGCGGGAGCGGGAGAACATACCTAGCCACCGCTGAGTTAGGACCGCGCTTCTTAGCCAGTCGTTGAACCGCACGACGAGCCGCTGCGTCCGATTTCGCGAAACCCTCACGAACGGGCATCATACGGCGACCAGTCTCGCGATAAGCCGTAGCCAGTACATACGCGACATGCCGATTATACACCACGCCTTTTTCATGGCACGCTTGCAGTATGCCTTCCATGCCAGTCACTTGCCCCTGTGATAAGCTTGATCCGAATACACCTGAGTTACGCTTTCGTAGTGCGGCATAAAACTTTTGTTTATCCATTGTCTTTTCCTCTCTGTTTGAGTTTCTTCCTCAGCCAGATAAATCCAGGTCCAATCAAGACCACTCCGACTGTCATAGTAATCGCCATCGTAGGCGAAACTTCTGCGACGCAAATCCCGAGGGCAAGATCGCCCTCAAGACCCTTTGCAACTGCGTCATGCGCCTGACAACAATGCAGCCACTCGTCTCCCGTGCCGCCCATCCATTTGGGCCAACCGTTCCACCAGCCTGTGCATACGTTATCAGGTTGCATCGTAGTCGCTACCAATGATTTCATCTTTACGTGCCTCTGTTATTACAGTTGCCGTAACCAGTGCGGATAACCCAGCCTCAACTTTTGCGTGGCCTAACCAAACATCACCAGCCAGCGCTTGGTCGTACCAAAGCTTAATAGCGACATTAGTCTGAGTTAGACCAATAATTGCCGTTTGTTCTGCCTCTGTAAACAATTCCATAAACTCACGGAATGTTCCAGTAGTGCGTGGTTCTGGAGTTGGCGCTACCCAATCCTCGATAACGCCACCTTCGTCAACAACCCACTCTTGAATTTCACGACGATGGCGATTTCCCATATCATCAGGAACGATCATTTCACTGTTGCCCTCATTCCACAAGATTGAGGTTTTTTCTGCGTTTGTAAATTTAGCTGTTTTTGTCATGATTATCTCCTATAATTCTGCGTCTGCGGCCCAAGTGAGGTACTTATCAGCACCACCGCCACCATCTGTACTTTCATTCCGCATATCAAAATGGAGTGTAGAAACTCCTATAACTTGGAACGACACGCCACCAGTAAGGTCATTAATTGTTACTGTGGGTGTTATTCTTTTTTCTACCGAAAATGAAAATACCGGGTTAAATATATAAGCTGCGTTAGCTGTTGCCGCTAAAGTCGCCCAATGAACGGATGAATTTGCACACGCCTCATAGTAACGCTGACACAACATTAGCTCCTGTTGAATATGTCTTGCTTCAAATGGGTCATCTTCGCCAGTGGCATCGCCCTCAACAAGTGACACACGAGCAATATCAAACGTACCAGATTGCTGGCCTAAAGAGTTAGTTCTTGCATCGTGATTTGTCCCTGCGTCAAACCAAAATAATAGCTCTAAATGGTGATCATCGTTAGTCCCATATGTAACGCCACTGTC